TTTAAAAGTACAAGAATATCAAGCAGAAAGTGAGTGGAAACATTATCCACCGTGTGTACAAAAATTAATACAAGAGGGATGGTCCGGCAATAACAGAAATAATTTTTTATTTAATGTGTTGGTTTTAGAAATGAAAAAGAACAACACTTTAAATGTGCAACAAGTAGACGAGATTGCTCAACAAAGAAACACACAAATATTTACAAAACCGTTATCGCGTAATGAAGTAACACAATTAGCTAAATCAGTGCATAAAGGTGGTTATCAATTTCAATGTCCACCTAAACATCCAGAATATAATCCTATATGTAATAAAGAATTGTGTAAATCACGAAGATTAGGTATTGGAGACGCAGTGCCTGAAATAATAGAGAGTTTTGATAATATAACTTATATTCAAGATACAAAAAATGTTTGGTATGAGTTTGACTTTAAAGGTTCACGAATAACAGTTACACCAGAAGATATGAAAGATGAAAAATCTTTTCGTGTGCGTTTACTAAAGCATCGTGTGTATTGGCTCACTTTACCTAAGGCACGAAAAGGCCCTAGTCCTTTTGAACTACTTATGAAAAGTATAGTAGAAAAAGCGCAAGAATCTATGGATCACTTGTACACAGATACAGTGGAAGAAGAGCGTTACTCTGTATTGAAAGACTTTTTTGAATCACATATAGAACAAGATAAATTTAATAAATTAAAAGATGGTTATGTGGTTCTTGACTCTAAATCTAATGTTTGTTTTTTTAAAAAATTAACACTTGATAGATTTCTCAAGAAACACGCATCACGCACCTTTACTACTACCGCGGAGGCTCTTCGTATGTTAAAATGCAAAAGAACAGATTACAAAGAAGGTGAAAAAAATGTTTGGTTTGTCGAAATGCCAGAGTTTGTGAACCATCAAAGTATTAAAAGAACAGTTGATAAAAATGAAAAATCAGAAATGGACGAAAGCTATCATGACAGGTTCAGGCCTACAAAAACAAAAGACACTGCACAAAAAAACAATTAAGATATTTGGACCTCCGGGCACTGGAAAGACATACACTTTGATTGAACGTGTTTTAAAAAAATATCTTCGTGTTGGCATACATCCTAAAGATATTGCTTTCATATCGTTTACTAATAAAGCAGTAGATACTGCTAGAGACAGAGCTCTAGCCGCCTTTCCTCAATATGATATGGACGACTTTCAAAGATTCAAAACACTTCACAAATATTGTAGGAGATATTTTGAGGAGGAGGTTTTTGACCCCAAGAATTGCATGTTAGATTATGCCTTACAAACTAAAATTATTAAAACCTCAGACAAAAGACTTTCTGATGATGGCTTTATGTATAAAGATTGGTCGCTAGGTGTATATGATAAAGCAAGAAATATGTTACAGGATCCAAAACTTGTATACAAAAAAGAAAGTTATAAAAGAGATAATTTAGATGTTTTTCTTCGTAAGATAAATACATATGAACATTACAAAAAAGACTCCTTTATAGATTTTACTGACATGATTGAACGAGCCATTGATGAGGTTGAGTTTCCTAATTTAGAAGTTTTAATTTTAGATGAAGCTCAAGACTTCACTCCTTTACAATGGTCTGTTTTATACAAAATGGTAGACAAAGTTAAACGAATATATTTAGCAGGAGATGACGACCAGGGCATCTACAAATGGAATGGTGCGGATCCTAAATATTTTACTACTTACTTTCCCGGTCGAGAGGTAATTCTAAGACAAACAAGACGTTTTGGTAAAGAGATATATAAGTTTTCACAGATTATTAGGCGGGGTATATTTGATAGTGTTGAAAAAGAATATATACATACAGCTAAAGATAGTTACATCAAACGATATTTAAATTTTAACGAAGTGCCTTTTGATGCTTGTAAAGGCACTTGGTATATTTTAGGTCGTGTAAACTCTAGCGTAACAGAACTAAAAATGGCAGCTAAAAATGCAGGATTATATTATGCTGATAACAAAGGTAACAAATCATACGATTCTAAACAGTGGCAAGCAATTAAATCGTGGACTAACTTATCTGGAGATAAACAAATAACAAGAGATCAAGCTGAAAATATGTATAAATACATTAGAGATTTATCAGACTATGATTTTAGAACGCCTAAGTTTTGGCAAAATGTTCCTGAGAACCAAATGTTTAGTTATCAATATTTATGTGATTGGGTAGGTTTAGATTTAAATAAAGAACAGCAAACACAACCATGGTGGACAATATTAAAAAGAAATTTTACTCCCAGACAAACAAATTATTTTATATTGTTACTAAAAAAGTATGGTCAAAAAAGATTAAATGAAGAACCCAATATTATTATTGATACTATTCACTCTGTAAAAGGTGGTGAAGCTAATAATGTATTAATATACTCTAAAACAAATTGGCCAGCATCGTTTGCACACAAGACAAAAGAAGAAAAATCTGATGAAAAAAGAGTGTATTATACAGGTGTCACAAGAGCCAAAAACACTTTACATATTTTATCCACAGATTATAAATATAATTATCCCATAGGAATGGATTATCTAATGTATTTACAGGAGAGCGCATGAAACCTTATTTTAAAGAACTTAAAGCACCACAATTTTATAGCCCTAAAATACATGGTATCGCCTGGGATATAGACACAACTTGGATTGAATATTTTAATTTTACTGCAACACAAGTCCCACAAGAGTTTTTATTGGAGGATAATTTTTATAGTTGGCTTGCAAAAAGGCATCCTTTTAGGGCTGGGCTTTTAAAAATGGAAAATAAATCTATTTATAATTGGCATAGAGATTCTAATCGTGGAGTTTGTATTAATTGTATGGTGCCTACACCAAATACCTCTTACACTTTTTTTAGAGAAACACATGATGTGCAACATCCTCTAATAGAATTATCGTATTATCCTGGTGTAAGGTATGTATTTAATAATCAAAAAGATCACATGGTTATAAATTATGATGGTTTACGATTCATGTTAACTGTTGAGTTTGAAGCAGACAAAGATCATTTAACCTTTCATGATCTCGTTGAGGATATAGAGAAAAATTATGAAAGATGAAATTTCACACCTTTTGATAAAGTTTTTTAAAAAGTATAAAAAACAGTTTGAAGACGATGATCTTCAACAGTTTACTGAACTTTGGAAACGTTTCTATGAAACAGTTGAGGAAGAGGACAACATTTGGAATCAGGGCGGTTTACATTACAGAGATTTTGAAATACAACCTTCACAATTTATTAACAAGAATAAATTACAATTTGCTGAGGGTAATGTAATAAAATACGTTTGCCGACATAAATTAAAAGGTAAAAAAGAGGATATAAAAAAAGCTAAACACTATCTTGATATGATATTATACAGAGATTATGACTAGTTTACAGCTTACATTTAATTTTAAAAAACACATCTGGTCTGCGCCTTTAGACTACAAAGATTTATCAGAGGCCACTGAGATTGCTATTGATTTAGAAACCAAAGATGAGGGTATTAATAAAGGATTAGGTTCCGGTTGGGCCACTGGACAAGGTGAAATAATTGGTTTTGCAGTAGCAACTGAGGGTTTTCAAGGATATTATCCCTTTGGTCATTTTGGCGGTGGTAATCTAATCAAAGAACAAGTTTTAAAATACATGAGTGATGTGTGTGCCTTGCCTTGTCGTAAGATATTTCACAATGCTCAATATGATGTTGGTTGGTTACATTCGTATGGTATCGAGGTTAAAGGTGAAATAGTAGATACTATGATAGCTGGAGCTTTGATTGATGAAAACAGATACACTTACAGATTAAATGCTTTAGCCAAAGATTATCTTGGAGAACTTAAAGCAGAAACGGATTTGAACGAAGCTGCTAAGGCTCATGGTGTAGATCCAAAAATGGAGATGTGGATGCTACCAGCAGAGCATGTGGGTTATTACGCAGAACAAGATGCAAGGCTCACTTATTTGTTGTGGCAACGATTTAAACACGAGTTATTTAAACAAAACTTACAAACGATTTGGGATTTAGAAAAAAACCTAATTCCTATAATGATAGAGATGAGAGCTAAGGGTGTACGAGTTAACCGAGACGAAGCAGAAAAATTACGCAATAAATTTATAACTAAAGAAAAAGATATTTTATTAAATATAAAAAATTT